GGCGTGAATACGGCTGTGAGTTTTTGATATTTGATGAAACACTTATTAACAGTATTAAGTTAGCTATAATGGAAGGCGTAAATCCATTAATACAAATGGGACAAATACGCTGGTACAAAAAACCTGATCCTAAAAAGTCATATGTAGTAGCACTAGATCCTGCTATGGGTACTGGAGGAGATTATGCCGCAATACAAGTAGTTGAATTACCAACATATCAACAAGTAGGAGAATGGAGACATAACACTACAGCTATACCAGGGCAAATAAGAATACTTGCAGATGTTTGTAAATATCTTAGCGATTCAATGAAAACAGATAGTAACATATATTGGAGTGTTGAAAACAACGGTATAGGCGAAGCATGTTTATTAGTAATCAACGATTTTGGAGAAGAAAATATTCCAGGTTTGTTTATTAGTGAACCTATACGTAAAGGGCATGTAAGAAAGTTTAGAAAAGGCTTTAACACAACACACAGTAGTAAAACAACAGCATGTGCTAGATTAAAAACAATGTTAGAAAATGATAAACTAACAGTGCAAAGTAAAGCGTTAATAAGTGAACTTAAAGCGTATGTAGCCGCCGGTAGTAGCTTTCAAGCTAAACCAGGACACACTGATGATCTTATTAGTGCTTTGTTGCTAACACTTAGAATAATGAGTGTAATGAAAGATTGGGATCCAACAGTGTACAACACATTCAATCAAATAGATCACGAAGAGGACTACGAAATGCCAATGCCTATCTTCGTTAGTAGCAGTTATTGATAAATATAATACAATGAGAAATTTAGACGTAGTAGCAGAACAACTTTTTAATGAAATACGTGGAAGGTATCCAAGTGTTACAATCGGCGACGATAAAGGAAACGTTACAAACGAACCAAGATTAGCCAGATTTTATGAGTTTGATTTTAAAAGTCAACAAACAAATATGGGTAAGGTAAGTGTTTCACTAGATGAAAAAACTGGTGTAACAATAATGTATAACAAGGATTTTACAGCTGAAGTTGGAGATGCAGAAACAAAAGATTGGTATAACTTTTTAAAAGGTATTAGAATGTTTTCAAAAAAGCGTCTACTTAACTTTGAAGTTAGAGATATAAACAGAACTAACTTTACAAAAAGAGATTATAGCTACATGGCAGTAAATCGCGGAGAACAACAAATGGCAGAGTCAAAGATGTATGGCACAAACAAAACCAGCTTTCAAAAGTTTGGTGGTGCTAAACTATCAATCAAACATACAGGTATGATTGACGAAGGCGAAAGTAGAACTAAAAAGATTGGTTCACTTTATATAGAAAATAATCAAGGAGAAAAATTTAAGTATCCTTTTAAACATTTAGCCGGTGCAAGAGCAATGGCAATACATGTAGGCGAAGGCGGTCATCCATTTGATGATTTTGGCAAACACATTACTAGCCTAAGTGAAGAACTTTCAAATCTCCGCAAGTTCAAAACTTATATGGGTCGTAGTAGCGTAATGGCTGAAAGTTTATCCGAACATATGGATATTGTAAATGAACGTATTACTTCTATCAAAAAACGTGTACAAACTTTACAAAAACCTGCGTCATATAAAAATGCATTTGAAGAGTTTGTACCTATTGAAGAATCTGTAGTACCAGATGAAGTACAAGAGGATTGGATTAATCAACTTACTATTAAGCAGTTTAATGAAGAACTTAAAGATGTATTTCCTTATATTTACAAACTTATAAGCGAAAACACTGCGGTAGAATCGTTAGGATTTGAAGACATTGTTAACGAACTAGATTCTAGTCCCAGACCAATGGCAAGACCAACTATGTATAAGACTCCGCAAGAAGCAGAAGCGGCGGCTGTAGAAGAACTAAAAAATATGCCAGGTCAAATGAAACCAACAATGGAGAAGGGTGTAGATTACACAATCAAAGCAGTTAATGGAATGTTCACGTATGAACTTGCACCTGAAACAAGTAATATTGGTAGTACAGAGATTGCACCAAATGGCCAAATGACAGGCAGTACAAGAGGCACCACTGAGTCAGAAATAGATATGGCATTTGATAAAATACTAGGTCAATTTGCAGATAACTTTAGTGCTCAAGTTGAAGGAGAGCATGACAAAGATGGCGACGGTGACGAAGATGAAGACGATTATGCAATAGCAAAAGATATTGCTATTAAAAAGGCAATAGCAAAAAGAGCTGAAGAAGAACCTGAAGGCATTAAAGCAATGAAAGATGCAGGCAATGCAAAAGCAGATGCAGAAGCAAAAGAAAAGAAAACACCATTAGGCGAATTTATATTAAGTTATTTTGATAGGAAAACAGGACAGTTTCCAAAAGGCGAAACAGCAGTATTGACCAGTGTAGAAAAAGATTATGGTGATCAATACGTAAAGCCAGCAAGTCAGTTTATAGAACGTCTAGGTCATGTATATGAAAAATACCAGGCACGTAAGATGGCAGACTTTACAAGAATACAAGAGTTAGCAGGTTTAAGATAATCTGCTAACTTTTTCATATTATTGTCAAAAAAAGAGTTGACAATGATAAATAGATTGTGTAGTATAGTAATTGTGCTACACATTAAAGGCACAGAAGACATAGGCAAATTATAGGAGGCAACACTATGGCATCATTAGCAGAAATTAGAGCAAAGCTCAAAGAACAAGAATCACGCTCAGGCGGTGGAAACACAGGCGGAGGTGATAACAGCATTTACCCATTTTGGAATATGAAAGAAGGCGAGCAGTCAACACTGCGATTCTTGCCTGATGGAGATGATTCTAACACTTTCTTTTGGAAAGAAAGGTTAGTCATTAAACTTCCATTTGCAGGTGTAAAAGGTGAAACTGATTCACGACCAGTACAAGTACAAGTTCCATGTATGGAAATGTATAATGAATCATGCCCAATCTTGCAAGAGGTAAGAGGCTGGTTTAAAGATCCAAGTCTAGAAGACATGGGTCGTAAATATTGGAAGAAGCGTTCATATATCTTCCAAGGCTTTGTAGTAGACAATCCGCTAAACGAAGATACAACACCAGAGAATCCTATTCGTAGGTTCATTATTGGTCCACAAATCTTCCAACTTATAAAAGCGGCACTTATGGATCCTGATATGGAAGAACTACCAACAGATTATACTGCTGGCGTAGATTTCCGTTTATCAAAAGGTTCCAAAGGCGGTTACGCAGATTATGGTGCAAGTAACTGGGCTCGAAGAGAGCGTCCATTAGGTGATCAAGAAATGGCGGCTGTGAATACACACGGCTTGTTTAACTTGAGCGACTTCCTTCCTAAAAAGCCAGGTGAAGTTGAACTTAAAGTTCTAACTGAAATGTTTGAAGCTAGTGTAGATGGCGAAGCATACGATGCAGATAAATGGAGTCAATACTACCGTCCGTCTGGTATGCAAGCTAGAACTGGTGATCCAAATAGTTCAGCATCTACACCAGCACCAGCACCTGTAGCTGAAACTAAAACAGATACAGGCTGGAAAGACCCTGCTCCAGAGGCAACACCAGCACCAGCACCGGCTCCAGAAACTGCTCCAGTAGCAGAAGCGGCACCAGCTGAAGAAAACGCAGGTGGAGCTCAAGACATTCTAGCAATGATTAGAGCACGTCAAGGTTAATAATCAAAATACTGTAGGGGAGAAATCCCCTACACTTACGCTTTTTAGAATAGGAGAAAATATGGCTACTAAGGCATTCGATCCCTCAAAGTTTCGAAATAGTTTAACTAAATCCATTAAAGGTATGAGTTCAGGGTTTAATGATCCACAAGATTGGATCAGCACAGGAAACTTTGCACTTAACTATTTACTCAGTGGTGATTTCCGTAAAGGTATTCCGCTTGGTAAAGTAAGCGTGTTTGCAGGCGAAAGTGGTGCAGGCAAGTCTTACATCGTATCTGGCAACATTGTAAAGTCAGCACAAGAGCAAGGTATTTTTGTTGTTCTTATTGACTCTGAAAACGCACTAGATCAAACATGGCTAGAAGCATTAGGAGTAAGTTGTACAGACGATAAACTACTAAAACTTAATATGGCAATGATTGATGATGTTGCAAAAACTATAAGTACATTCATGGACGACTATCGTGCTATGGACGAAGATGATCGTCCTAAAGTATTGTTTGTAGTTGACTCGTTAGGTATGCTTATGTCGCCAACTGAAGTTAATCAGTTTGAAGCAGGTGACATGAAAGGCGACATGGGTCGTAAAGCTAAGGCACTAAAAGCATTGGTTACAAACTGTGTTAATATGTTTGGTAGTTACAATGTAGGTATGTGTGTTACTAACCACACTTATGCATCGCAAGATATGTTTGATCCAGATGATAAGATTAGTGGTGGTAGTGGCTTTGTGTATGCTTCTTCAATGGTTGTTGCTATGAAAAAGTTAAAACTAAAAGAAGATGCAGATGGCAACAAAACAAGCACAGTAAATGGTATTAGAGCGGCGTGTAAGGTTATGAAAACACGTTATGCAAAACCGTTTGAAGCAGTACAAGTTAAGATTCCGTATGAAACAGGTATGGATCCATATTCAGGTATGTTTGATTTACTAGAAGCAAAAGGCATGCTTGAAAAACAAGGCAATCGCTACAAGTATATTGATAGTAGTGGAACAGAAACATTAGAATATAGAAAGAACTGGACAGGTGACAAACTCGAAATGATCATGGCCGATTTACCGGCAAAAGAGGAAGAAATGGTAAATATCGCTAAGGCAGCCGAAGAAGCTGTTATTGATCATAACGAGGAGTTAACCGAGAATGAATGAAGACTTTGTAGCTGAATTATGGAACTTATTTAAAGAGTATTTAGATAAAAAACATAACGAGATGGCGGCAGAGAGATTTGTCGATATGCTTGTAGATTACGGTATGGCTGACGATCAGCTACGTGAACTACTTGGTCAAGATAAAATATTAGATTTTGCTATTCAATATTATTTAGAAATGGATCAAAATGAACTTGACGAAGATGATGAGTGGGATGAGTAATGGGATGGTATAGCAAGGTAAGCAGAGATATTAATCAAATACCTTCGGCTATACAACACTTTGACACTGAACTAATAAATGCAAAACGTGAATGTAAAATAAGCGGCAGTATAGAAAAGGCTGCCGCTTCCATGCCCGGTATTGTAGAACATAGATTCAATCAACTACAAGAGATTGAAGCAATTTTAGAATATCTTAATATCGAGCTAAGGCGTTTGCGTAGTCAGTTTTTTAAGAAATACTTAGAAAACTATCAACGTGCATTAAGCAGTAGAGACGTTGAAAAATATGTTGATGGCGAAGTAGATGTTGTTGACTATGAAAAAATAATCAACGAGTTTGCATTAATGCGAAATAAATGGTTAGGTGTGTTAAAAGCACTTGATCAAAAACAATGGCAGATTACTAATATTGTAAAACTAAGAGTTGCAGGAATGGAAGATGCAAGTTTATGAGCATAACTATTGTATGCACATTTAGTGAAAATAACTACAACGAATATGCAAAATACTTCTTAGAAAGTGCAACAAAATACATTGCTAAAGATATTACTGTAAGACTTTATACTGACGAAGAATATACAGAACTTCCTTCAAACTTTGAAAACTATATTTTAGAAGACACATGTCCTGATTTAGTAGATTTCAAAAAAAGAAATGCACACAAAACTCCATCTGGTAAAAAAGCATTTATGCAAGATGCAATAAGATTTGCACATAAAAGTTATGCAATAATACATGCAAGTAGAACAGTAAACACTGACAAACTTATATGGTTAGATGCTGACACAGAAATATTGCAACCATTATCAGAAAAATGGTTTGACTCTCATTTACCAAAAAAACACTTTGTAGCATACTTAGGAAGAAAAAACAAATATAGTGAAACAGGCTATCTACAGTTTTATTTAAAAAAAGGTAAACAGTTTTTTGATAAATGGCAATGGTATTATGACAGTGACGAAATATATAACTTAAAAGCACAACTAGATTGCCATGTATTTGATGCTTGCTTAGAACATTTTCCTAATCTTTTGCGTCATAACATAAGTCCAGATTGGACTAATAAAAGACATTTTGATTTAGCATTTGAAAAATATATGTGCCACTATAAGGGGTCGGATAAAGAGAAACGAGATATATATTGGTATAGAGCAACGAGAAAAATATGAAAATTGTTATTACTGGACATAGAGGATTTATTGCAGGACACTATTACAAATACTTAGATAAAAACGGTGACTATCTAACGCCTGTAGATAAAGAACTAGGTGAAGCAAATGATTTGTGCAAACTTGAAAATGCACAGTGCTTACCAGATTGTGATGTAGTTGTACACATGGCCGCTACTAATGGTACAAAACTATTTTATGAAAATCCTACTGAAGTTTGTTTTAATAATACGTTGCCAACATTTAACTTAGTTTCAAGATACAAAGATACAAACACAAAGTTTGTATTTGCAAGTACATGTGAAATATTTAATGGAGCAATAGATGAAGGTTATTACCCTATTCCAACTGATGAGCAAGTACCAGTTATGTTTAACGACATTACGAATCCAAGATGGAGTTATAGCGTTCCGAAAGCTGTCGGCGAAAACTTAGTTGCAAACTGTGGATTACCTTGGCTTATAATACGTTATTTCAATATATACGGTCCTAATCAAAAAGATCATTTTATAAGTGAGTTTGTTGAAAGAGTTAGCAAAGGCGAATATTATATAAAAGGTGACGATACAAGAAGTTTTTGTTATATCGACGATGCTATTAATATGACAGATAAACTTGTTAGAAATATAGAAAATAAAATAGTGCATGTAGGTAGACAAGAAGAAACACAAATAAGCACAGTAGCAAAAACTATTATGAATATAATGGATGTAGATCCTAACAAGTTAGAAATATTATCAGGTCCAAAAGGCAGTGCAAAAAGACGTTGTCCTGACACAGCATTAGTACAAAGTCTTATAGGAAAAACAGAATATACTTCATTAGAAGATGGTTTAAGAAAAACTGTAGAAAGTTTATTATGAGATTAGGTATAGGTATAGTTGGCGTTGGCGCAGTAGGCACAGCCAATAAAGAAGGTTTCAAACATTTAGGACACAAAGTTTTAAAACATGATATCAAACTAGATACAAAAATAGAAGATTTAATCGATACTGAAATATGTTTTTTATGTGTACCAACACCACAAGATAAAGACGGTAGTTGTGATACAACTATTATTGAAAGTGTAATACAGGAACTAAATGATATAGAATATAAAGGTATTATTGCTATTAGAAGCACAGTAGTACCTGGCTTTACACAGCGTATGATAGACACATTCAAAAATCTAACAATATGTTTTGTACCTGAGTTTTTAAGGGAACGTTGTGCAACTGAAGATTTTATACACAATCATAAGTTACTTGCAATAGGCACACATGATATACAAGTGTATAGGAAACTTGTACAAGCACACGGAAACTTACCTGAACATACAGAACACCTAACACCTAATGAAGCAGAAGTTTTAAAATATTACAATAATGTATATGCCGCTTTACGTGTTACATTTGCAAATGTTATGTATGAAATATGTGAAAAACTTAACTGCGACTATTCTACAATAAAAAATGCATATATCAAAACAGGTAAAGCTATGGATATGTACTTAGATGTAAATCCTAATCTAAGAGGATATGGTGGTATGTGCTTACCAAAAGATACACAAGCAATAATGAGTTTATTAAACAAATTAGATTTAGATTATGATTTAATAAACAGTATAGATGCAGATAATAGTAAGTTCAAAAAAACTGTATTTAATGGAATGCGGGATTAAATAGTATATGGACATAGTTTTAGTTACTGGCGGATTTGATCCGTTACACTCAGGACACATAGCATATTTTAAATCAGCAAAAAAACTAGGAGACAAGTTAGTTGTAGGACTTAACAGTGATGAATGGCTTACAAGAAAAAAAGGTCGTCCATTTATGCCATATAACGAACGTGCCGCTATAATAAAAGAATTAGAAGTAGTAGACGAAGTTATTGATTTTGATGATAGCGATGATTCTGCAAGTAAGGCAATAGGCATTGTAAGAACAAAAACAACTGGCAATGTTATATTTGCTAATGGCGGAGATAGAACAAATAAAAATAGTCCTGAAATACAAGCATGGGGTAGTACACAGGGTGTAGAGTTTGCATTTGGTGTAGGTGGAGAAAATAAACAAAATAGCAGTAGTTGGATATTAAATGATTGGAAATCTCCTAAGACAGAACGTCCATGGGGATTTTATAGAGTTTTAGATAAAGGTCCGGGCTGGGCAGTTAAAGAACTAACAATAATGCCAGGAAAAAGTTTATCCGATCAAAGACATAAGCATAGATCAGAACATTGGCATGTTGTTCAGGGTACTGTAACAATAGATACAGACTGGAATA